AGGAGAACTGGGTAAACAGTAAAGAGCTAAACGAAAAGATCGGCAAGATCAATGGCACAATTGCTCATGTTGCCAAACGTGCCTTTGAACCTTTTGGAGTGACCTTAACAGAGGATGACTTTAAAGATAAGAAAGCGCAGGATGTGCTGCGTATGGCCTCCGAAAAAGCAAGGGATGCCTACGAGAAACAGCAAGAGGAATGGCAGCAACGTGCTGATAAGTCAGGATCAGAGGAGCTCGTGAAGGAGTGGGAGAAGAAATATAAATCACTGGAGAAAAAGGTCACTGACATTGACTCAGCCAGGCAAGATGCCATCAATCAATTTGAGACATTCAAGCAGAAGATGGCAGAAGAGCAGAAGCAAACCAAGATTAATCATACTTTTGAAAAAGAGCTCTCATCAATCAAGCTTGATCCATCGGTGAATGAGTTTACCATTAAGGGATTCAAGGCCACCATTGGAGAGAAGTATGCCATTGATCTGGAAGAGGATGGCAATGTCTTTGTAAAAGATAAGAAGTCAGGCGAGCGATTGAAGTCAAAGGAGAAAGCAGGATCATTCTTGAATCTTTCTGATGTGCTCCTTCAAGAGGCAACAGCAGCAGGCATCATTCAAAAGAATCCAACAGCCGGCCAAAGGGTGGCCAGACCAGGTGCAATCATCCCACCGATTGAAAGTGGCAATGATAAAAAGATCAGAGGTATCAATCCAAGATTCTTTTCAAAATGACAATCAAGCAAGCCTATCAGATATTAAAGCAGCATGCTGAATGGAGGCAAGGTGCCACCACCAGTCAAGTTGATCCTAAAGATTTGACTAAAGCAATTGATATTATATTGGTATATTTAAACAATAAAATTTTTAACCATGCCAATTTATGAAGGGTACAATGTGACTGCCTCTGATCGGGCTGATAAGAAGTACAAGGCCACTGATGATGATGGCAATGAGATACACTTTGGTGCATCGGGCTACCGTATCAAGCCGGGCACAGATGCAGGCAATTCTTATTGTGCCAGGAGTGCAGGAATCCCTGCTGCCAAAGGATCAGCCAATTGGTGGGCAAGGCAGCTCTGGAGCTGCGAAGGAAAAAGATCAGTGGATGAAAGACCTTTTTTTGGAAAGATAGATTTGCCTTAGTATATTTGTATTCGAGACTGTTTTTAAGTTTGTTCTGATTTTGTGTAAGGGCTGCAGCAATGTGGCCCTTAATTATTTATATTTGTCTCAAGTATTGTCATACTTATAGTTTGGGCAAAAGGGCTTGCAGAAATGCAGGCCCTTGACTTTTTGTAATATTATTTACTATCTTTGTAGCTTCTGTGATGACGTAGTGAGCACACACTTATATGTGCAATGTAGGCAGAACCTTGAAGCCTAATAATTCAAGGCAAACCATTTACATTTTAACTATGTCAATTTCACGTATTCTTTCAGAATGCCCTAATGTTCAGATGTCCTTATCTGAGCTCTTTATTGAAGTGGGCCAAAGAGAGCAACTTCCATTCTTGGAATTTTTGTTGTCTCCAGAAAATTCAAAACTAATCCGCACTGAGGTATCTCCAGGCGGTGGAAAACTTAAGACCGTTCAAGCACGTTGGATTCAGCGCTTGCCTGAGACAGAAGTGACTGAGGGTGGTGACATCCTTACATGTACTTCTGAAAACACATACGGTGACAGCACTACCACCTACACTGTGGACACCACTGATACTTATGTTGCATCACAGCTCATCAATGCTGCTGATATCGCTCGCCATTGCCAGGAGAATTCTCGATATGTACTTGAGTCAGTAATGCGCTTGATGGATGTGATTGATCGCAAGGTTGCCTCTGCTGCTGCCACTCAAGCTGTTGCTGAGACTGGTGCATGGGGTACTGATGTAGAAGATTTCTACACTGTATCTTCTGACTGCTTGCAGATTGCTACCATGAACGGCACAACTGAGCCTAATCCATTTGCAATTGCTGACATTCAGCAGGCAACTCGTATGGCCAACTATCCTGGTGCTCCTGTGGCATTTGGTGGTGCTGCCATGCAGCGTTATGCTAATGCAATGGCAGCAGGCTGCTGCTCACAGTATGGCCTTGATCTTCTTGCCATCACTCAGCAAAACGGCTTTGGATTTGCTTACGATGCACGTTTGGCTGCTGCTCAGGGATCTCAGTCTAAGGCATTGGTGACCACAGCAGGAGCAATCCAGTGGCTATCTTTCAACTTAGCTGATTGGAATACTGGCATCACTCCAGTGGCAGGAAGCAACTACTCTAAGACTTTGGTGTTTACACCGGCAGGAGTACCTGTTGATCTTACCATGAAAGATGACTGTGGCAACTTATCAATTGTATTGACTACAACTGGTAAGATCGTAACATTGCCAACTGACATCTATGAGGCTGCTGATAAATTCGCAGGTGTGAACTATGTGAATTGCGTAAGCATTGTTAATCCATAGGGGTAATTGATTAACTAAAAAGAGGGCTGCCATGTGCGGCCCTTTTTTTTTATCTTTGTAAAAAACAAGCAGATGTGCATTGAATCTTTACTTGGCTTGAGAGGCTGTGATGCAGCCGAACCATCCACAGGCTTATACATTGATGAGCTTGGAATCAACACTACTTTTTTGGGGCAGCTCATCACTGATCAATATGATCAGGGAAAGCAGCTCTTTGAAGATAAGAGGGCCTTTGCATGGCGCAAGCTGTCATCTGATGTGCTCACCAGGCTCACACCAATGATGAAGTCTGATACTGTGATCGAAGGCAAAAGGGTGGGCCATGTGCTCACCAATTATGCCAATGTGCAGACTGCTCTTGGTGCCGGTAACTATACCGGAATCAGATTAAAGATTGATCCCAATAGTTTGGCATTCTTAAACTTTTATTTATCAGATATCAATCTTGCCATTGATGCTGCCAATACCAATGTGCCTGTGCTGATCTTCGACATGATCACAGGCAAGCTCATTGAGACCATCACTTATGCAGAGGGAGGCCTTGATCAATTCTTAGGTAAGACATTCACATCAGCCAGGCGCAAGCTTGACATTGCCATTGTGTATGAGATGACCATGAATGCTGCCAAGTTTATCACTAAGAAGGGTGCTTGCATGAGCTGTGGCGGTGGTGTGAGAGAAAGCCACATCTGCCCATTTGTGGATGCAGTGGGGATTCAGCTCACCACTGATGGAACCAATGTATTGAGCTCATCAAATCAGAAGTACACTGGAGGCGTGTCAGTCAATTACAATGTAAATTGTGACAGGCAAGGGTGGCTGTGCTCAATCGGTGGGCTGATGGCTCTGCCTTTGGCCTATGCAACGGCGGTTGAGATTTACAACTATGCACTCACAGTGAGCCCTAATCAAAGGGTTAATACCACAGTGACCATCAACAGAGGGCAAAAACCATTTGCCACTGCCGATGCCTTTGAGGGCATTGTGGCTGCCAGAGATATTGCTGCTACAAGATACGGTGAAGAGCTTGGAGCCATGCTTCAAAATATGAGGCTGCCTGATGACAATCACTGTTGGGATTGCCGCAAGAACATGAAGTACGTAACAGCCCTTCCATAATGGCCACACCTGCTGAGATCGAACAGAGCTTAAACAGCTTGTACGAGGGATGGACTTCCAAGTTTACTCCTTTGTATTCAGCGGTACGTGAGATGAAGCGGATCATGTTTAAGCGGATCTTTGGTACTGGCTCAAAGGGTGGCACCAATACGGCAGGAGATAAGCTACCTACCAAGCCATACAGCACCAAGCCAATCTATGTAAGTCCAAGATCATTGGCCTCAGCACCATCTAAGTACAAGAAGGGTAAGACAGGAGAGCCGATTGAGTCCTTATATTTTTCGGGTGGTTATGCCGAGCTTAAGACAGGCACATCAAGAAAGCTGCCACTTGAATTGACTGGCAAATTAAAGGGTGGATTCCTGGCATCTGAAGTATTGACTGAGGGCCTTGAGGCTGCGATATTGATACCTACCGATCAGGTGCCAAAGATTGATGGGTTGGAAGCTAAGTATGGCCCAATCTTTCTGCCCACAAAAGAAGAGCAGGAGGAGATGCTGCAAGATCATGCCAATCAAATAGTGGAACAGATTATTAATGCAATGAATAAACGATGAACTTACTATCTACCATAATTGACAGATTGAATCAACGTATTGAGGTGGGCAATATCTTTGATCAGATATATGGCCTTTCAGAGCTTGCGGCTGATGGCAATGATAAAGCATGGATCCATTACATCGGCAATGGTCAGGCAATACCTGTGACCAACTTCGATGCTAAACAGGGCACCTTGTTCTGGGCCAAACGTGGTAAGATATCAGTCAATAAGATTGAGTCATTCAGATTGGCAGGCTGCAAGTCCATGTATGAGACCAGATACAGCCTATCTGCCAATGCAGTGGTGCGCAAGAGCCATCTGCCATGTGACTCTGCTGATGCACAGGATTGGATTGCATCAAGGGTGCTCAAGCTAATCAGCGGCACCGATCCACAATTTAAGACAGCCATTGGTGTGGTGTCTTATGAGGTGGTGCCCAATGGCTACACCAATGAAATCAAGAGCCTGCCTGCAAATTATGAGTGGGCATCTGTCACAATTGATGTTGATATTAATGTGGTGAGCGGCAGTGAGGATGGCTGTTATGATACCTGTGCCACAGGTGACATTCCACTCCCTGACTTTGAGCCATGCACACCTTGCTTGACAGAGGTGGCTGTGGATGGGGTGACAATCACCGGCAATGGTACACCTGCCGATCCACTTGTGGCCATCGGAGGTGGTGGCGGTACACCACTTAGAACGCAAGATGAAGGGGTTAATGTCAGCACCAATACTACCACATTGAATTTCACTGGTGCAGGAGTGACTGCCTCATTAACTTCGCCAGGAGTGGTGCAGGTTAATGTGCCAGGCGGTGGAGGTGGCGGCGGTGTCACATCAGTGACAGGCACAGCACCAATTGCATCAAGCGGTGGTGCTACTCCAGACATCTCAATCACTCAGGCTGATGCCACCACTGATGGCTATCTTAGTTCGGCAGATTGGAACACCTTTGATGGCAAGCAGGACACGCTCACAGCAGGAACAGGAATAAGTATAACAGGTGTCACAATTGATAATACAGCACCAGATCAGATTGTATCATTAACGGCAGGAACTGGCATAAGCACATCGGGTACTTATCCAAACTTCACAATTGATAATACAGCTCCGGATCAGGTGGTGAGCATAACAGGTGGCACAGATATAACTGTGACCGGCACCTATCCATCATTTACCATTGACAGCACAGCAGCAACAGGTATGCAGGGCGGTCAGGCAACTGGAACCGATACCTATGCCGTAAGCATTGCAGGAGTAACAGCATACAACCTAAACGATGCCTATGCCATTGGATTCACCAATGCCAACACAGGTGCATCCACTTTAAATATTAACGGGCTTGGAGCTGTCAATATATCAAAGAACAATATTGTTCCAATTATTGGAGGAGACATTGCTGCCAATCAGCAATTCATTGCCATTTATGATGGTACCAATTTTCAGCTTTTAGGAGTAGCTCCTAATCAGATGTTTGCATACATCACCAATGCAGACAGTGTGACAATTAACAGAGGTCAGCCAGTCTATGCCTTTGGAGCCACTGGAGATCGCATGACAGTTAAGCTCGCTAATAATACTACCGAGGCAACCAGCTCCAAGACTGTTGGCTTAGTATTTAGCAGCTCAATTGGGCCTAATCAAAAAGGCTACATCATAACTCAAGGTGTGGTGGATGGCATCAACACAGGGATGTTTACAGCAGGTGATACTGTCTATGTAGGCAATACAGCAGGATCACTCACAAACGTGCTGCCATTAGCACCCAATCACTTGACCAGGATCGGAATTGTGGAAAGGGCCAATGCAGGCAATGGTCAGATTTATGTATTTGTGCAGAATGGATTTCAGCTTGATGAGCTGTCAGATGTGGACATCACCACAGTGACACCTGTAAATAATGATTTTTTAGTTTATACAACCGGTGTAAACAACCTTTGGAAAAATAGAAGTTTGGGCAATGTGCTTGGTGGCACTACTTCACAATACGTGAGAGGGGATGGTAGTTTGGCTACCTTCCCGACCATACCAACAGGAACGGTAACAAGTGTAAGTGCAACCGTGCCAAGTCCTACAAGTCCTGCCTTATCGGTAACGGTTAGCAATCCCACCACGACACCTGCCATTGCCATCACTGCAAACGGCAGCACATCACAATATATCAGAGGTGACGGCAGCTTGCAGACATTCCCGACCATACCTGCTGCTTCGGTAGTTTACAAATCTGGCATCAGTTCAGCAACACATACAGGCACAGCTAATACCGTTAAATATACCCAGCTAATTCCTGCCAATACATTTGTAGCAGGTGATGTGGTTAGAATAACTTACCGTACTGCTAAAACGGGTACGGCAAATTCTATGGCGTTGCGTATTTATGCCAATGCAACTCCTGACCTTAGCGGCTCACCAATATTGCTTGGGTCTCATCAGAATGCAGGTGCGCCAAGCTTCTTGGTAAACCAAATGATAAGACACCTTGCAATTAAAACGGCTAATAACAACACAGAAGTTTACTTTGCACCGGGCTTAGGTGTGCCCACCGATTACGGCTTATACGATTTAACATCTACGGCGGCGGTAAACTGGACACAGCAGCAATACATTGTGTTTGCATTGCAGCTTAATACAACCGGGGCAGATGTAACATTCGGAAGCTTTTACATGATTGAAAAACCATAATATGAATAACATCAATATCACATCAACACAAATTGAATTTGTAAGCACAGCCAGTGGTATAATATCAACCAATATAATTGATCCTAAGTGGGAGGCTGTTGATGACAATACCTTCCATGTGATCACTGAGCAGGGTGTATATCTGCTGACATTGACTGAGAATACTATAAACGGTCAAACCTACACAAGCTCTTTTGATTTAATTGAGTATCTAAATAATTTGTAAATTAGCAACTAAATAAACCAACTATGGCAGGGGTAAAAGTAACCGACTTAACTACATTAGGGGCAGCAGATGCAACCGATGTAATGTACATTGTGGACACAAGCTCCAATCAATCAAAACAGATTGAGGTGCAGAACATATTTAATGGCATGCCTCAGTTTGAAAGCGGCACCTTTACTCCGACCGTTACAAATGAGACATTCAGCGAAATTGTATCACCTTTAGCTGCCTATTATAGCAGGGTTAATGATGTGGTCACTTGCACATATTTTTTGCAGGTCGATTTAGACACAGGCGAAACGCAAGCTTCGTTTCAATTGAGCCTACCTGTGCCATCAAATTTTGCCAATAACAAGGATTTAGTAGGTATCATTTCGCATGACTCCGATACATCTGAATTAGCAACCTGGGCATTGTCTGCCAATACTGTAAATAACACAGCCAGTATTGGACTCACATCCGTTTCAACTGCTTACAGCTTCGCTTACATTTACATAACCGTTCAATATTTAGTATTATAATCATGCGCTCCACATCGGCAAACGGTCTGGCAATAATTAAGAAGCATGAGGGCTTGAGATTGAGCAGCTACCTTTGCCCGGCAGGAGTGCCCACAATTGGCTATGGCAACACCAGATATCCTGATGGCCGCAAGGTGATACTTGGAGAAAAATTAAGCAGCGAAAAAGAGGCCACTCAATTATTGCTTGCCTCTTTGCAATCTTTTGAGGCTGCTGTGAATCGGCATTTACCAAACCTTAACCAATGTCAATTTGATGCACTTGTGTCATTCACCTACAATGTGGGCACAGGTGCATTCATTAAGTCCACATTATTAAAGAAGGCCAAAGTCAATCCTGCCGATCCGTCTATTGTGGATGAGTTCCAAAAGTGGGTGCGAGGCGGTGGCAAGGTGCTGCCAGGTCTGGTGACACGCAGGCGAGAAGAGGCCAATCTGTATTTCTCATTGTGTAAATAAAGGGGCAGAATTGAATTAACACATTGGCCCAATCATTCGTAAATTGAGCCATGAGCCGTAAGCCTACCAAAGCAAGTAAGATCTGCAACATCATTCTGAAACATTGGAAGCCCACCATTGGCTCCCTTGTGATCCTGGTGTCTGTCTTTATGCTGATCTTAAAGAAGATTGAGGTGGAGACTTTGGCCGCTATTGTAGCAGCAATGGTGGCGGCAGGCTACATCCCTAAAACCAACAGCAATGACACCAACTGACACCATACAGTGCAACAATCCGGGCCACTGCCTTAACCATCCAGTGAAGCCAATTGTTGAGGTAGTGCCAACAGTGATCCGTCAGGACACCATTGCAGCCGATACCTTGCCCATTGATGTGGCCGAGGTTATGCCGGTTAAAAAAATATTTCACATGCCTGCTGATTCAATTCAACCTGTTGATGTATCTTTATTAAGTGAATCAACGTACCACACATTCGAGATTCACGAAGTAAGAAATCAGCCAGATATTGAACAGCCTATGAATATTGATTTACTCTGCAATTCACTTGTGTTTACATTTATGTTGGCGCTTACAGCCAAATATGCCATTGCATCAGCACCATCATGGGCCAATCTCTTTAATGAGCTCAAGCAAGAATTGTCATAAAAGTTTAATGGCTTAACGTATCTTTGTGATATGGCAAGCCTGCATATCCTGGAATCATCCATTGATCTCTTCTATGTCATATCCGATCAGGATGGGGGCATAGTGGCCTCCAATGATTTATTCAAGGAATATAGCAGCCACATCAAGCCATCCAATATCATGGACATTGCGGCACATGATAGTGATAAGGATGAGCTGCTAAGGGCCATCAAGAAGGCAAAAAAGAATACTCCTGATGCTGTCCGAGTGTATGCCAAAACCAAGCAGAAAATTGGATCAGAGAGGTACAACATGTGGAATGTATATTCCATCATGGACAGCCTGCACTTCATTGGGATTCAGCTTGTGGATGTGACATCCATCTCAGCACATGAGCATGAGAGGCAGAAGGTATTGCTTGAGGAGTTCAGATTTATGTTAAGCCATGAGCTCAGGCAGCCGCTTACTTCAATCGGTGGATTGGTGCGCATGCTGCTTGACCATCCAGAGGCCACAGAGCAAGAAAAAAGCGGTATCATGATAATGATTGCCTCATCAGTGGACAGGCTTGATGAGGTAGTTAAATTGTTGGTGAAGAAAGCCACAAGACAAATTTAAATATCTTTGTTGCATGAGCCTACCTGCAACAGATATTGAATGCGATGAGAGATTGGTTAAGGTATTGGTGGTGTATGTGCTTGAGCGTGACATGCCGCTTAACGTAGTGAGCCAGATCTTAATGGATCAGCTCAAGGATAAATCAACTTATTTGGCTAAATTTAATGAAATTTTAAGCCATGTCCGAGACCACACTTAAACACCATGCCATCTATGGTGTGACAATTTTAATCTTATTGCTGCTCACATTTAGATCATGTGAGAATCAGAAGGCAGCAGAGGCCGATCTTAAGACCATGATTCAATATAAGGATAAGCTTGTGCGCAGGATAGCAGAGGACTCATCCAATCTAATCAGCCAGGGCATCAGATTAATTCAGCATGCTGAACTGGAGGAGGCACTGCTTGAGGAAATTGAGATGATGGAGATGAGAGAGCCAACAGAGGTGGTTAAGTATGAGACAAAGACAATCGTAAAGACAGAGATCAAGCTTGCCGATCCGGTGTACATTGATTCCTTTCCACATCTTAAGCTGCCAAGGCCCTTCTTTAAGAAGGAGAAACATCTCACAATTGGTGGTGAGATTAACCGATTAGGAAGCCTCCAGATTGATTCATTAGTTATTCCGACATCTTACACTGTTGCCTTTGGAGATACGCTCAGAGATGGCTTCTTTAATCGCTTAATCAAAAAGAGTGATCCGGTGGTGCGAATCAGGGTGGACAATCCCAATGTGGTAGTCACTGGCATGAGCAACTTTGTGGTGCGCAAGCCGCCAAGGTGGTATGAGACCACAGGATTTAAGATCGGTGTGGGTGTGCTAATTGGATTTGGGCTCGCAGTGGCAGCACCTTGAGTGAAATTTTTGTTGTTGATTTACAGCACTTTGTAAATTATTTTTGATTATTATTGATTATGTATTTGCATATTCAATAAATGGGTGTACATTTGTCAAACAAAACAACGATAAAAACACACAGCCATGACAACGATTCAGCCAAACACAATAATTACAGCGGTAAGCATTTGCGATTCTAACTGCATTTTCAAAGCGGAAGTATTAAGCCGCAAAGGTGATTTCGTAACTCTTAAAGTAATGGGCGAAATAGTACGCAAAAAAGTAAAAGTAGGCTATGACGGTAACGAGTACGTTATGGCTTTAGGAACTTACTCAATGGCTCCGGCCTTTTCATAACTCAAACGGGCGGCTAACCACCGCCCACTTTTCAAACAATCCAAAAAATCAAAACATCATGAAAACAGAAATTCAAATTTTAGCTTACAGCGCAACCGGCCAAAACTTAATCTGGCATCAAGGCATGAATGACTTTATTGGCTTCGAGCGTGATGCTCCTGCCACCGATCTTGATGAACTCAAGTATGCCAAAGAAAAGGCCAAAGAATACGCAGCCATTGTGAATGTATGGGCCGAAAAAATTGACATCGAAACAGGAGAACTAATTGAATCTTATTTTTAATTTTAGAAACCATGACAAAAGCAGTAACAATCTTTAAGAATCTCGAATCAACAGAATACTTCCACTATGATCACCTCGCAGGGGTGCTCACAATAATAATCAATGATGGCCCACGTAAGGGCATGATGGTAAGGTATGACTCCAAGAGTGCACAGCTTGCCAGGCAGTACAACAGAGAGCAGCAATATGGTGTGCCTTATGACATCCGTATCTTTGACTCCTGCACAATAGAAGAGTTCCATCATGCCTACACCTTTGCAGTGGAAGCAGTACATCAAGGAGTCCTTGAGGCCCTACAATCGTAATCTTTTAAACCCTTATATTTTTATGAAAGCACCAGTAAGCACCGGTAGCACCGGCACAAAACAGCTCGCCCCTGAAGGGACACATGTAGCAAGATGCTACCAGATCATTGACAAAGGCACCACCTTTGATGAAAAGTGGCAGAACAAGAAGCGCAAAGTACAATTTGTATTTGAGCTGCCAAACGAGCTCACCACATTCTCCCCCGAAAAAGGTGAGCAGCCATTCATGGCCAAAACAATAATGAACTTGTCAATGAGTGATAAGTCAATCATGCGCAAGTTTATTGAGTCATGGCTTGGCAAAAAGATGACCGATAAGCAGGCATCAGATCTTGACCTGTTTAAATTGGCAGGCATGCCCTGCATGCTTAACCTTGGGCACAATACCTTAGCCGATGGCCGAACCTTTGTAAACATCATGAGCATTGCTCCAATGCCTAAAGGCATGAGCTGCCCTGATCAGATTAATGAGACTCTGTGCTATGATACCACTGAACACAATGAGGAGGTATATAATAAGCTGCCAGAGTTCATGCAGGATGACATTGCAAAGTCTGATGAGTGGGCTGCAAGATTGGCCGCTGATAATAAACCAAAGGTTAGTGTGGCTCAAGAGTACGGCACCGGCTTCGCCACCAATATTGTGCCTGCTGAGGTACCCAAAGGAGGCAAGCCATACGTGAGTAAGTCCACACTGGATGATACTGCCACTGATCTTGATGATCTTTTTGGCTCATCTGATTCAACCGGGTTGCCGTTCTAAAAAAACAAAGGGAGGGGCCATGACATCCCCTCCCTTGTTAGTAACACATAAAATAACGAACCTTATAAAGATATGAATTCAATCGCAAAAATCACAA